CTAATCCTCAGGGCGATCACGTTCGAAGAATGGACGCGCAACAAATGGGAGAAGATCCAGGCGCACAGTGTCGGGATCGTCCTCGTCTAGGATCGTTTCAATCGCTTCGCGCACCGCCATTAGCATTGCGTGCAGCGCGTCTTCAACCTCCGGCACAGACTTCAGACGATGAAGCCGCGGTGCCTGCTCGGCGGGTATGGCCAGCAACTTCGTGCGGACGCGGGCATAGCTCGCACCAACCGTCGATGACACGTCGGCGACTGCCACAACAGCGCCGGACTGCTTGTCGTATTCCAACTGATTCAGGAACGCCAGATAGTTCTCTTTGATCCGGCGAGCCTCTTCAAAACCATGCGGCGCCACACTCAGCGCAATGCGTTCGGCTGCCTGCGCCGGCGTCTCATCGTCGCGTGCCTTAATCGTTACCTCATCGGCCTCTGCGCCATGGGTAACACCGTTACCCTCTTGGGTAACAAACGAGGTAACAGGTAACGCACCCTTTCGTAAATTCTTTATCCTGGCGTTTGACGCTTCAACGTCAACGCCTTCTCCTTCGAAAACCAATAGGTTACGAGATTTCCACGTGGTCACCGTCTTACGACTTACGCCATGCAAGCGTGCAAATTCAGCCTGAGTGACGGTGCTCATGTGTTACCTGTGTTACCCAAATTTCAAACTCTCAAAGCTAGACATACATCGCGGCGCGCAATGCCCGTGCAGCTAAAGTGGCTGGGAAGGACCCGCGATAGGGGTGGGGGTAACGAGTCCCCGCCCTGAATGCGGGGGCTCGGCGTGGTCACACCATCGATGGCCTGATTGGAGAATGATGGCGCCCACGCTGCGGCGGTTATTTCTCGAAGCCGGACACTCACCGCTTGTCCGATGCGCATTACTGCTGATTTAAGTCGCCGGCCAACGGCTGCAGGAGAATGGGCTCTGGAAGTAGCGCATCGCGTTGCATCAGCACAAGCTCTGCAGTCGTCCCAGCGGCATCGTTCCTGATGTACGACACTTCACTAATGACGTACTGGCCGGAGACAAGCTTCAGCGTTGGCAGATCGATTGGCACCATGGAGTTGGGCATCCACAGGTTGCCAGCGCTGTCGCGCCAGCTATCCGCAGTGACGCGAACGGCTCGCGAGAGTCCTGCACGGCGCGCCATTTCCCAGGTCGCGCGCCGTTTCGAGACTTCCAGACCAGCACCGCCCGCCTCTGAAATCATGGTCAGAAGGCGATGACGCGTCACGTTTGGGTCGGTGACAGTTACCAGCAAGTTCCCAGCGTTACCCAGATCCGAGAAAACGTCTTCATCCACTGCGAACGCCTGATAGGTGCTGTAGCGTTGGTCGGCCCTAAACTCCACAGACGCCTGTTGGACATTCACACCTTCGCTAAATCCACTGGCCGCGACGGTGTCGCCGGCTCTCGCAAGCTGCAAATTTCCATTTGGGAGTTCGTAAGCAAGAAGCGCCGTGTACCGTGATACGCGCTCAATGACGTCGTAAGGTGTTTCCGTGATCATCAGGTTGAACTGGGGAATAACTGGCAGCTTAGCGACGGAACAAACAACACCTATACCGTAGACGGCCGCTAACTTAGAGGCGATAACAAGGGCCGATGAGCCATTAATCTGGCCACCCGGCCATTCCGCCGAACAGTCGACCAGATCACAGCACTTTCCTCGCCCCACTACCGTAATGCTGTGACCGGCCGGTTCTATTCGTGGAATGAATGCATCCACGTATCCCGTGATGACGAGATCATCACCAAGCGAAACGGTGCATTCCAATCCGGGCTGGATGGCAATCTGAGCTAGCTCATCTGGATAGCGCTCGGTGAGTTCAATGCTGAAATCCGAAGGGCAGCGCTCCACACCGCGAGTGACCCGAATTCCAGACCATCCGCCGTACGCCTGACCCCCAATGACGAGAACAAGATCGTCGTTGGACCCGCTCGCGCTCATCGTGTCCCCCTTGCAGCTTCGAGTTCTTGCAGGATTTCATGTGTACGATCCCGATGCTGCGGTTTACCAGTGGGGTAATGACTGACGAGCCAGGGCACCGGCGGATCCAAGATGTCCAACCCTTCACGCCGCGCGACATAGTGAGTCCGCGGCAATGCGAAATTGCAGGTCAGGGCGTTCTTGAGCATTGCCTCGCCGATGAAGCGATACTTGCCATGCTGTGCTACGCCGGGGTCGAGCGACCGGCGAACTTGATCTGCAGCAGCCGCTTCGATCACGTGCTGCTCCAGCGCCACGATTGCAGCGATGTAGCGGTCGATTGCCTTATCGCGGCGGTCGATTAACCAGTCGATAGTTAACTGGCGGCGGTGATCACTGAGCGTCGCAATCTCAGCCTCTACGCGCGCCAGCTTTTCCTGCAATAGTTCAATCGCCAATACTGCAGCGGCTGCATCTTCTTTGGCCTGCCGGCTCGCCCGTTCCAAATCGGCTTCTTGTTTGTCCAGCTCTTTGGTGTCGGCCTTCTTTCCTTCGACAAAGGCATGTGCCTTTGCTTCCGCGCGTTTGCGGCTGACGGCGTCGATTTGCGCCTGGAAGCCTTCTGCTTCCTGGACGGCCTCGCGTGCTCGCTCAATGTCACCTTTGATCTTCTCCGCTTCTGCTTGGTGCAGATTGATGGCATCCGTGCCTTCGGCAATGTCTCTGATGGTGGCAGTCATTAGCGAATCTCCCGCTTTGCCGGGCGGTACTTCTCTCCCAACTCGATGATGGCGGCCGCTGTCGGGCTCAAGCCGTTAGCGCGGGCGCGTACCCCGTCCAGCAAATGCGCGAATTCGTTAGAGGCCAAAGCCGCTTCTAGTTCTGATGTGTCATTGCGGTTCGCGCTTAGACGGCGCGGTGATTCGTTGGAATTCATGTGATGTTCTCCAGTAGTTGGATTGGAATCGGGATTGGGGATCGGGCGTTCCGTTGATTTTTTGGGTTTCACGTCGCCTCGTTCTTGCCGCGATAGCTTTCCCAGTCGAACGCGAGGATCGAGCCACACTCACGGAACCGGTCCATAGCGCGTTCACCAAGGAAACCCTCGAGTTCGACGGCGGATAAATTGCTGATGAGGATCGTCGGCAGCTTGTGGCTGTACCGACCGTCGATGATTTCGAAGAGGAGGCCCAGATCGTGTTCTGTCGCGCGGGTTGCTCCAACTTCGTCGATAATCAGAAGCTCAGGCGCCAGCATTCCGCGCAACGCTTGGTTTTCTGATTCATCGCTGTTTTTCCGGTAGCTGTCTTTCACGCAGCGCAGAAGATGGGACATCGTTCCGTAGCGCACCGAAGACAGATGCTCGGCCATCACTGAATTGCCTATGGCGCATGCGGCGTGTGTCTTACCGGTTCCGCAAGGCCCAGTGAAAATGAGCGATTGGCCCTTTTGATATTGGACCGGCCATGTATCGGCGTATGCCTTGCAGATAGCCTTGACGCGGCGCTGTACGGGAGTGGTGGCATCGAAACTGGTCAGATCCGCATCTTCGTTTCGCGGGGGTATGCCGGAACGTCCACGATTGGTTTTCAGTTGATCGCTGCGGCGCTGTTGCTGCGCGCGCGCCCTTTCGAGCTCACGTGTTTTCTGCATTGCCTGATCGGCGCAACCCGGACAATTGGTGAATCTAGGTTCCGATTTGCCTGGGATCGTGAATTTATGGGCTTCGTATTCGCCGTGCTCATCGCAGTTGCGCTTAACGGTGCTGTCAGACATCGGCGCCCTCCGTTGCGGATGCTTCAAGGCGAGCTCGAATGGATGCCGGGAGTTGTTCGAGGGGTGTGCCGGTATAGGTCTGGTCTTTGAAGCTATCCCGAGCGGAGGGCCTGCTGGACACACTGCCTGCGCGATCGACGCGTGCAGCCGTGATCTCGTCTTCCCAGCGACGGCCATTGAGCCAAGTTGCGGGATGGGGAACGAATTGGCCACCATCACGCAGCCACTGCTCCGAACCGTTTTGACGCGCCAGCGCCGCCAGCATCACACCGAGCAGTTTCTCGTCCGGCTTGATCTTGGCGAAGGCCTTAGCGGCGCCCTGCTTGCCAACATGGCGAGGATAGGCAGACCAGAAGCGATCGAAACTTCTCGGCAGATTTTCGACACGTCGCTCAGCTTGCTGAGCAAGAGGTTTTGAATCAGGAATCAGAGAAGAGGGAATCAGAGAATCAGCCGGGCTCGTTCCGGAATTTTCAATGCTCGTATCGTGCTTGTCTGGTGTTTGCACGGTGCTTGCAACGGAACCTGCATCATGCTCGCCCGGTGCTTTCCCGGTGCTAGCGCAGCCTTGGATAGGTGCGGGAATGCGGCTCGGCGCTTCTTTGCAGTGCGGATTCTGATGCTTGAGGAAATTCGGGATCGCGATATAGCGAACTTCGTCGACCTCATAACGGAGAATGAACTCACGGCTGCCCAGTTGCTCCAGCAACTCGTTGATGTCGCAATTGTCGTAGGGAAGACATTTGACCTTCAGGCGCTTCGGTCGGTCTTCCAGGCGACCCTCACGGTCTGCCTCACCCCACAGGGCTTCGAACAGCAAGCGCGCCAGCGGATCGCACTCCGCTAGCAGCTCGTTCTGGAAGAAGCCGGGTTTGAGGTTACGCGCGCGACTCATGCCGCAGCCTTCTCAAGGAATGCGCGGATGTCTTCCGCACGCCATGCGGTGATCCGCGGCCCGAGTTTTACGGGGGCTGGAAATTTTTTATCGCGAACCCATTGCCAGAGTGTCGATGCGCCGACCGGCACCAGTGCAGGCAAGCCCGGATCTTTGCTGGTCGGTTTCTTGCCGATGATTTGCGGTAAGCGCAAATAGCCAGTGGCTGGCAGTAACGTGCCCAGGTGAATCGGGCCAGATGTTTCGGGGTTTAGCACCATGTCGGCGTCCTCCATCGGACGTTGTGGGACATGGGTACTTATTATTTACATCGTTTCACCTAGCGGAAGCCTCTATGCACAGCATGGCGTGCGGTGTGCACAGCACAGCGCAGGTTACGAAACGCCATCCGGTTTCAAACCCTTCAGCCAATCGCGGGCGGTGCGGTATGCCACGCCGAGCTCTGACGCAATTTCTCCAGCAGCCTTGTCTTTGCTCGAATAATTGCCGGTCTTGTACATGTTGATGGCTTCCGTTCGATTTTCCCTATTCGTCTTGTGGCGAACATTGGCCATTTTTTTGCCACGGCTGCTCTTTTCCTCAGCGTGGACGCTTTCATGATCGGACCACCCGCCATAGAAGTCGGCAGTCCTCATGGCGTCGGCAACCTCGGCCATGAGCGCCAGGCATTGATGTGGATTGCTTATTGCCTCATCAATCCATGTCAACGCGATGCCGCATAGCATCTCGCTCATATAAGCCGAGTGATCAGAAGACTTAGCCTTGTCCCTATCTTGTCTTGAGCACCAGTTTTCGAGGGTACTTGCTGCGGACTCTCCAATCCAAAACGGTGATATCGGTTGGCGTGAAATTTCGTCGGCGCTTTGCCAAAGTCTTGTTTTTACATTTTCCAAAAAACCTCTTGGCAATGCTATTCCTTTGCGAAATTCGCCGATCGATATCATTCGAACATTAAAGAGAACGGTGTCAAAGGCAGCGCGCGTATATTCAGTGCGCGACTCCTTCAAGATAGCTCGTGCGCGCTTAGGATTTTTCGCTCCGTCACAAAGCGCCCACGCACGATTGGCCAAGAGCGTGACTTGTGGAGGTGTATTGCTTTCTACGGGGCGTAGAATTACCTCCTTGCTTTTATCAGAGTGAGTAACCCTCTCTGATTTGAACGCACGCAGGTCGCTTGTGGCCTTGATATCTAGCTTTATCGCTTGGTCGTGTATGTAATCAAACCATTCCGGCTTCACCTTTTCCGTTGTTTGTTCAAGCTCGATAAGTCTAGAAATACTTGTCATTGCGCACACCTTTGCGCCCTTCAATGGGAGCCGCGCCAGCCGGGGAAGGTGTCCGGTTTTTGGATCGCAGTCCTAGGCGCGGTGATTTAGATTGTGGCTGAACTTGAATTACGTCCAGGACTCTTCCCGGACAAGGCCGACTATGCACGCCCGCTTCTTGAGCGATTCAAGTTCGCACCTTAACTCATGACTTTCTGCCCAGGCCTCCGCTAGCCGTTTGCGCAGATGCTCCTCGCGCTCATAACTCACGTCGCGGCACTCTTTTGTAATTGCATTAACGTCATCCCGAATTCTGTTCAGATCGATGGCCCTTACCACGTTATCAAGATTCTTCCTGAGTCGATCAAAGGCCTTTTCGTTGCATTGCTGTGAGCAAACATAAGCTCCCTGCCAAGCAACCTCCAAAGCAAGCTCCAGACGCCCCAGAACTTCTCTAGCTATATTTCGTGCAGGCGGCAGCGTGTAATAAGTGGCCGCAGCAGCGTCGAATGAAGAGACTCCGTTCTCGTCACTAATGACGTCTTGGACCGTGAAATTTGTATCCGTCATGACATCCCCTCTTTGGCTCGCGTCATGCACGACAGCGCCTGGTCGCTCGATGTGATCGTGGCAAGGTCAGCCCCATGGGCAGCGAGCCATGCCTTGACCTTATTCCGCTGGTCGATAGCTCTCCTGCCGCGGGCAATTTCTCGCTTTAATTCGGCGACGGTTGGTTTGCGCTTGTGGACTGTGCCCCACGCTTCGTCTAGGAGCGCCATGAGCTGCCGAACTCGCGACTTTAAGTACGCCTCGGGCTCAAACCCGTCCAGCTCCGTGACTTCCCATTTGTCGCAGTTCTTCATCATCCAACGGTGGCGACCTTCAAGGTCCACCCGGTTGAAGCGACGCTGCGCGGTGCGCTGAGTGGTTGCTGGCAATTGCAAGATGAGGGCACTCATGCCGAGCCCTCCACGAAGGCGAACAGCGCAAATAGCGCGTCTTCCGCATTGTGGATATTGTCCAGATTCACTCCACGCTGTTCCAAGTATGCCTTGATGCGGTTTCGTGTCTCGATGCGCGCACGTCCGCGCGCAATTTCGGCGCGCTTAATATGGTCAGTCAAAGGTTTCTTGCGTATTACTTTCCACACCGCTTCATGCATGCGGCGCATGTTCCAGTCGACGGCCTGAGTGCCCTCCGTGTCCGTCGTTCTCCACTCTTCTGCGTGCTTGTGGACGAACTCGTATCGCTCGTCCAGTTCCTCACCGATAAAAACACCAGGCAGCGCAATGATTTGTGCACAGGGGCCCGTGCGAACTTTCGCGCCACGCTTCCTTTTGCAGGGGATGGCAACGACGGTGTTCACCGCGACACCTCTGCTCTGCAGCTCCCAGTGATCCCGGGAATTGCCCGGTGTCGCTGAGCGAGATTCGTGCTCAAACTCCGCTTGCCCGAGAACTATCTTTAATACAGGCCTGTTACCGTCGACCTTTCCCCATGCTTCGTTTAGGAGTGCCCGAAGCTGGCATCGTCTTCTCTCGCTCATGGCAACACATCCACTATTGCGGAAGCATTTGCATCGAACGCCAATGGCGAGGGAGTCCAATCCTTTTGGTCGTCTTGAACGAATGGAAAGCGGTTAGCGCTCGCTTTGCCGCCTTGAATGAGGGTAACTGGTGCCCTCTTGACGCTATACCTTTCCGGCCATTTTGCCCGAATAAGTGCCTTCATCTGGCAGGTGATCCGTTCCATTTCGAGTTCATCGGATGTCGATGTGTGCTGGTCTTTCATTGCTCCCTCCCTCTGCTCGTTAGAGCCCCCAATGCCATTGCGACAAAGGTGGCGGACGTGCAGGGTTGGCGAACCGGGATACCAGGAAACCGGCCAGCCCGAAGGCTGCCCTACACGCCCGCCGGAAAAGCAGTCATGACGCAACGAGCGCGCACAAAAAAAGCGCCATAGGCGCCGTTGCGCCTGGTAATTCTTCAGGTCGCCAAACCTGGCCCCCGAATTGGCGGGGACGAGCGAACTATGCTCTCGTGAATTTGGGATTGCAAGAGCCCTGCAGAGACGCATGGATGACCGGTAATCTGCACCTCGCCAGCCGCGCTACCGTATGCGGGTTTGCTCATATACATCGCGCCCATAATCGCTCAGCAGACGCGTGGGAAGGTCGCGTAAGTGGTAAAGCCACGACAGAGTGCACATGCAACCGATATCTTGATGTGGGCGAATAACATCTTCGATAAATGGCGCACCGTTTTGGTTGATATAGCCTTTCTTCATGGCCCAACTATCACGGACAAGAAAGACGGTCCCCTTTAGTGCGCGGTGATCATGCTCACGACGAAAGTCACATTGCTCGTCAAGCGAACTATAGTGCCATGCAGCTGCAATGGGATCATGCTGTCGAGCAAGGATGAACTCGATTTCCGAGGGGAAGCTCATGGCCTTATGCGTATAGAACAGAACGTTCCACTTACACAGGAATTTGGCCGTTTTCTTGATGGCCGTGACTCGGGCCTTTATTTCCTTGTCTCTGGTTCCACCGGGTGGAATGAGCTGAAGAAACTGTTCCACTTCTTGCCGGAATGAATCAACCTCCTCATCGAAGCACTTTTCCGCCTGCTTCGCGAAATTACCCACACAAAAATCATATCTCTCTAGACATTCGACTATTAGATCGGCGCTAAATGTGGTTCTTTGATGCATGTCGCCATCAGGCATGTCATCACCGCCAACAATACCTCTCAACGGGACGCCTTGATTTGAGATCGTATCAGCCAAAAACTTGTCGCACGCCTGCTTATACCGCGCAGTCGCTTGAGACACGCTGACGGTCGAACCAAGCATGATATCGACGACAGCGTCGAGGACGTCACTTGCTTGTTCTTCAAGTGTTGGTCCTGCCTTCATGTACTTAAGCAGGGTCTCGCCTATCTGATTTATCTGGTCAGCGACATCCATGCCAGTCTCCCCCGCAAATGGTCACTATGTTGCCTTCGCGTTATGTGCGACTAACTAGCTTTGCTCTTGAACGCGATCACTTGGCCCCCTATGCGCAGACCGTCCAGATAATCCGCCCACGCCTGCATCATCCGCTTGCGATCCTCCAGATACTTCGCCGCGTAGTTGTAGGCGCCCTTCACTTCGTTTGGCTCGGCGTGCGCTAGTTGGCGCTCAATGGCACGCTCGTCCCAGCCCATTTCATTTAGGCGGCTGGACGCCATCGCGCGGAAACCGTGGCCCGTCATCGTGTCGCCGTCATAGCCCAAGCTGCGCAGTGCGATATTTACCGTGTTCTCGCTCATTGGACGGCTTGCACCACGCAGACTTGGAAATACATAACGCCCCCCTCCGGTCAACGGTTGCAGATCACGCAATACGGCGATGGCTTGCGTGGATAGCGGCACCAGGTGATCCACCCTCATCTTCATGCGCGCGCCAGGGATGCGCCACATGGCTCCGTCCAGATCAAACTCTGACCACTCAGCACCACGCAGCTCCCCTGGACGCACGAAAACCAGCGGCGCCAGCTTCAATGCTGCATAAGTAACAGGCTGGCCAGTAAAGCCGTCGATATCGCGCAGCAGTTGCCCAATTTTCGCCGGATCGGTGATGGCCGCATGGTGTTTGTGCTTCACGCGCTTGACGGCCCCGCGCAAAGCAGCGGTGGGATCGGCATCGACCTTCCCTTCCAGGATGGCGTACCGGAACACCTGCCCCGCTTTAATCTTGGCGCGACGTGCGGTTTCCTGTTTGCCAGCCGCCTCGATCTTACGCAGAGCGTCCAGCAGTACGCGTGGCGTAATAGCAGTCAGCGGCAAATGCCCAATCTCAGGGAACAGGAAGGTCTCGAATAACCAGCGGTTCTTGTTCGCTGTGACCTCTGCCAGCTTGGGATGCTCTCGGGCCATCCATTCGCGGGTGGCCACCTCGAAGGTATCGGCCGCGGTTTGCTGGGCCTCCACCCGCTGGCGCTTGGCTCCCTGTCGGTCGGCGCTCGGGTCGGCACCTTGGGCCAGCAGCTTTCGGGCTGCGGCATGCTTCTCCCGGGCTTCGGCAAGGGTCGTCTCAGGGTAGGTGCCCATGCTTAGCGTCTTGCGCTTACCGGCAATACGGTAGTCCCAGCGCCACCATTTGGACCCGTTCGGGTTCACCAACAGATACAGGCCGCCCCCGTCCGCCAGCTTGTGCGGCTTGGAGGCTGGCTTGGCTTGTTTGATGTCCAGGGCGGTCAGCGACAT